CCCACCGCCTTGCATAGCTCTTACTCGTCCGGCGGAAACAGCAGGCCGCGCGCTTACTCGCTTGTCGGGCAAGAGCTAAAGCTGCGCCCCAAGCCTGACAGTACCTACACGGTCGAGATTATCTACATCGGTTCGCTGTCCGCACTGTCTGACAGCAACCTCGTCAATGAGGTGCTGACGCGCCATCCCGACGCCTACTTGTATGGCAGCCTTGCTGAGGCGTATGCTTACTTGCTCGATGAGCAGCGCGCCAACGCTTACATGCAGCGCTTTACGATGGCGATTAACGAGATCAAAATTGACGAAGAGCGCGCGAACTACGGCACGTCGTCGCTTCAGATCAGCAGTATTTACCAGCGCCAAAACACAGCAGGAGAAGCATAATGAGCGCCCTATCTAACTACGCCGAGGACAAGGTTCTCGATCACATACTTGGGACTACAGCCTTCACGGCACCGTCAGCCGTGTATTTAGGGCTGGCGACCCAATCCTTTACGGACGCGAACAGCAGCGTCGAGCTTACCGGCAACAACTACAGCCGCGTGGCTGTAACCTTTGACGATGCTGCTTCCGGCACCGCCGATAACACCAGCGCAATCGAGTTTGCGGCTGCTACTGGAAGTTGGGGTAGTGTGTCCCATTTTGGTCTCTTTGACGCAAGCAGTGGCGGCAATCTACTCATACACGGTGCGTTTACAGCAGCGAAGACGATTGCTTCGGGCGACGTGCTGAAAATCGACGCTGGAGACCTAGACATTTCTGCTGACTAAAATTTGAGGCAAAGGCGATGGCTATCACGACAGCCCTATGTAACAGTTTCAAGGGTGAACTCTTGCAGGAGGGTCACAACCTTGCCAGTGACTCGATAAAGGTTGCGCTGATTAAAACCAGCGAGTCGGGCACCTACAACGCGACCACAACGAACTACTCTGACGTTACCGGCAACAGCGACGAGGCGTCTGGCACAAACTATACGGCAGGTGGGCAGGTGCTAGACAGTGTGACGGTTACGACCGATCAAACGGGTAACCGTGCATATGTAGACATCGCAGATGAAACTTTCTCGAATGTGACTGTGTCTGCACAGGGCTGTCTTATTTACAATGCAACAAACGGTAATAAAGCTATAGCTGTCATAGCCTTTGGCGGCTCTGGCGTTTCAGCATCTTCTGGTGATCTTGTAATTCAATTCCCACCAGTAGGGACAAATGGTGCCAGCGCGATAATCCGTATTGAATAACCGGAGATTTTCATGGCTCTAGTTTTGAAAGATCGCGTGAAAGAGACGACGACGACCACCGGCACTGGCACCTATACCCTTGCGGGTGCCGTAACCGGGTTTGAAGCGTTCTCTCAAATCGGCGACGGCAATACCACTTACTATGCCTGTACTGACGGCACTGACTTCGAGGTTGGCGTCGGCACATACACGGCGAGTGGCACCACGCTTGCGCGCACAACGATCCTCCAGTCGAGCAACGGCGATGCGGCGGTCAACTGGACATCAGGCACCCGTGACATATTTTGCACGCAGCCAGCAGAGAAGGCCGTGTTTCTAAATGCTAGTGATCACCTAGAAACTGAAGGCGGTGTTATTGCCCTGAAAAACGGCGGCACTCGATCTGAAGTGCGGCTTTACTGCGAAAGCTCAAATGCCCACTATGCAGCGTTGAAGGCTCCCGCACACTCAGACTTTGCAGGCGACGTAACCTCTACACTGCCATCTGTTACCGGCACGTTGATAGGTACAGCTAATGCAGATGCCCCGGCCACCACGACAAGCTCGTCGGATGCAGACCACGTCCTAGTGAATGACGGTGGCGTGCTAAAGAAAATTACCCCTGCCAACTTGGGCATTGGCGGCGGTGGCGGTGGGAGCAGCAACGCAGACACGGTAGACAACTACCACGTTTCTGTCGTGACTTCCCTGCCCGGAAGCCCTGATGCTAACACTATTTACTTTGTGACGGGGTAATCATTAATGATTGATAAATCCGAGGGCTATGAATACATGGCCGGTCCCTTGCCTAAAGTGAAGATACTTTGCCGCGATGAACGTGGTGAGGAAGAGGTCACGGTTATAGAAGATTGCCTCGATCCTAACGGACCCCCGTGGGATATAGGCGCGGTTTTTGAGGCGTGCGAAGACGCATATAAGGAATGGGTGGCTAGAAGATAATGGCAACTTATTGGTTAGACCCATTTCTTGAAGCAACCACGCAGGGCAATGGTACTACAGATACCAGCACGCAAGACGGTTCATATGCTGCCCCTTTTTCACTTTTAAGTTTTAGGGACACTGTTAGCTATAACGAGGTATCAGCAATTAACGGCACCACTCTTGCTGACGGCGATGAGGTTAGACTTAAAGGGCTCCCATTTTCTACTTTGTTTGAAAGCAAGGGGAATGTTTATCATTCTGGCGGCGCGTATAACGATACGGATGGGCACCTACAGCCCGTAACTGGCAACAGCAGCTTTGACGCCACAATATCTACCACTAAGTCTAGCCTTTTCGCTTTTCAGAATAGCGATATATCTAGTTACCTACCCGGCTGGTCCCATCCCCTTTGGTTTGTTTCTAAATACACAAGCGATAGTACAAACCTGTACACAACTATATCACCCTTTTTATGGGCCGTTCTAGATGAGCAATTAGGTTACAATTCCGCAAGTAGCACAGGCATGGAGCTATTCAGGTTAAAAGACACTTACGCCAATCCTATTGATATGGGGAGCACCCAGTATTTCTGGTGGCAAATGGCTAATAAAGTAAAGTTAACTTCGGGCTGGACGAGCACAACTGCCCAAGATGGGTACAGTATATGGGAGCCTTTTAACTCTGCGAACTATAAATATTTATACATAACTAATTCCTCTCAATGTAAAACTCAATTCGATTTAGAGCGATGTGTTTGCGCCTACGCACCAAGAGCCGACACAGGCCGTTATAATGATATAAAATCTCAGGTTTTTAACTGTGGCCGGTCTACTGGCAGAAATGAAGCGACAGATCATGTAATGTTTTCTTTTTGCAGCGCTCACGACAGAGCAAGCTCCTTTTATGCTGATATGCACGACGGCAGTACAACCACCTATCCTCTCATAAGCGGTGATTATTCAAGTTACAGAAGTCAATATTTGAACATCTATGCTGTCAATACAGAAAACGTCGCAAGTGACAGCCATACATTTACTTTTAAAAATATAATCGCGCACAACATGCTGTTGTATAGACCTTACACACAATGCACCCTTGAGCTTGGGAATACATACTGCACCTCTGTTGATAACAACGAGACGGGCAAAAACAGAGCCTTTTATATTCAAATAACTACCCAGAACTCGGGTAGCAAATCGCCTATAAATTACCTGCAAAATAGCGTTTACTTTATGACTAGAGAAGGTTCTCAATCTAGCCCAATATTATTAGCGGCCAAGCCTGATCTGGTAGGCAAACAAACATATGGATCAGGTTTAAAGAAGCCCGGCATAGCTCCGTTAGACAATCTTACCGCAGACACAAGTATCACTGGTGCCGCCTATGGCCCTCACTCTGCTGGTGCCGTAACTGATTTTACATATCTTGCCGACACAAGAGAAGTAAGCACCAATAACAACTGGTTCACTCCTCATCTTAGCAGAGAGGGTGTTAACCCCATTGTGTACGCATCGTTAGAAAAATTAATTTGTAATTCAAGTAACTACAAAACGACTGCTCATAATATCACGGTAGAAAGGGCGTCGCCTGCGACAGATGCTTCTGGCGCTCCACAGTATGCAATATGGAGCGCAGAACACAACGATTTTGATGGGAAGCCTATATCGATCATAGGCGATCCATACACAATAGGGACCAGCTACGGAGTTCTCGTTTATAACGACACCGTAAGCAGTCAAAGTGTTTTGGTGGCGCAGTGGTCAGGAACTACGGGCGGTTCATCTAGCCAAGCGTGGTTACCGTTAGAACTGCCCGTTCCTAGCTATAATGCTGGGAGTGATAATTTAAGAGTTACTGTGTCTGCTGCTTATGACAATGGTGGCAGTGGCAGTGCCGAAAAAATTAAAATTAAAGCGCATCATAGAGACGCCACTCAGACTGATAAGTTTCGTGTCTACACTTCAGGCGATACTACTATATCCTCAAGTAATGCGGCGTCTCCTACTACGGCCACACTTAACTTGACCAACGTGCCAACAAGCGGACAGGAAGACATAACAAGTGTCATAGTTGGCATTAGGTTACAATTTGCATCTAACACTAACATTCAAAAATTTTACATAACGAATGCTGCCATAGAGACGTATTAAAATGCCAGTTTCACGGGTAAGCGCTTTAGGTTTTTATGACACCCGCACGGTCACCGCGTTCGGCTTTGTCGATGAAACCTTCACGGATACTACAACGTATGTCCAACCCTCTGGATTTTCTGCCGCTACTAACATTGGGGCAGTAACGGCCACTACCAATTCACCTTCGCTTCCATCGCTTTCAGCTACGATTAACTTAGGCACCGTCACTCCAGTCGGCGGCGCAACTGAACTTCCGCTGACAGGCGTAAGCGCCACCACAGCCATAGGCGTTGCAGAACTAGTGACGCCTATGACAAACATTAAGATAGGCTCCACGACACTGACAGAAATCCACGTCGGCGGAACAAGAATTTACAAAGCGTATGCTGGGCCTAACTTGGTGTGGTATCAATCGCAACGCACTACGCAATATCGTGGCAGCACCTCTACGCAAGTGGGCGGAACTCGTAGGCCCGGACCACTTAATATTTATTATCGCAGGCATGTAATTGGATTTACTTATACTGCGTCAGAGCTTGGTTCTTTTGGTCTAATTAGTGGGTCTGTAATAAGTAAACTGCGATGGTATGCAGAAAATCCTATCGGATCATCTTATTCTCCGCTGCCCAATTACATGATCCGCATGATGCACATTTCAAACGGCACGATAAGCACTAACCCCACTAATCTTGGATCATTATCAAGTAGCGACGATACAAATGTTAAAACTTTTCACAACTATGACGCTACGGCATCTGGCTATCACGAAATGACTTTGGATAATAATTTTACATACAATGGATCGGATGCCATAGGCTTTATATTTGCATGGGGTCAAAACCCAACTAACTATCAAAGTGATGGCGTTTCTCGTTTGATGCCAGACGGGATTGTGTGGGCCACTAGAACAGATACCGCAGGCACATACTACGTGACTGATCTTGCTTCTTCAGGCTATACAACTGCCAATCTTACTAGCTCAACAAACGCTCAAGGCAGACCCGTAATAGAAATGTATACCACATAGGATAGAGCCTTGTTTTCAACCCTCGCATTTTCAGAAGCGCCGTTTTCCGTCGGCGCTGTCGGCCAGACAAAAACAACGTCTGCGGCGGTAAACGTACAAGTTACGTCGTCCTGTGATGCCAAGCGCGTTCAGTTTGTCGATGCAAGCGTCACTGTCGCAGCTTCTGTTTCTGCAACGGCAGCGTTCGTTGCGCGTGTGTCCGCAACGGCCTCGCTATCGTTTTCTGCGGCAAATGCGTTTACTCGACAGCGTTCTGTTAGTGCGGCATCATCTGCGGCATTCACTACTGCGGCGCAAGGCACGCGCATTCAGTTTGCGGATGCAAGCGTCACAGGTGCAGCTTCTGTTTCTGCGACGGCAGCGTTCATCGCAAGGATGTCCGCGTCAACCTCTCTGCAAGTGACGGCTGACGGCGCTGCGATAAGATTAAGGTTTGCCGACGGCTCCGCGTCTGCGGCAGTTTCCGCTGCGAATGCGTTCACGCGCAGGCGTTTTGTTGACGGCACCGCAGCAACAGCGATATCTGCGGCAAACGAATTTACTCGCAGGCGATCTGTTGATGCGGCGGCTTCGACGGCGCTCACTGCTTCGAGCGTAGGCGCGCGCGTCCAGTTTGCAGGCTCCAGCGTTTCTCTGGCCGTCAGCACTTCGGGTGTAGCAACGAGAATACAGTTTTCTCTCGGCTCTGCCGACGCAAGCCTAACGGCCGCTTGTCAGGCGATCAGGTTCGCCGCGATGTCCGCCTCTGTAAACACCTCGATGTCTGCAACATCTGAGGCGGTGCGTATTCAGTTTGCAAGCGCAAGCGTGACCGGCGCAGCGTCGGTGTCCGCTATCGCAGTGTTCATTGCGCGCATGTCTGGCGCAGCGTCTCTGTCTGTGACAGCGACATCTGCGTCGGATCGTATCCGCCTTGTGAGCGCCGCAGCAAGCACGGCTGTGACCGCCGCAAACGCCTTCTCGCGCATTAGGGGCATGGACGTTAGCGTGGAGGTTGTCACGACCGTCGATGGTCAGGCTGTAGGCGTTTTCGTAACGAGCGGCAACGTGAGCTTCGCGCTCAATCAAGTATGCCTTGCGAAGATTTTGGGCGATGCGTGGACGGTTGTCGATGAAGGCACCGAGACGTGGGCCGACATAGCCGACGGCACCGAGACGTGGATAACGCAGTCTGAGGGCAGCGAGGCATGGCAAACCATCTCGTCAGGAGGCGAGACTTGGAGTAATGTATCTGAAGGTGCAGAAAGTTGGAGGCCGCAGTGATACAGTTCGGCGAGTTCCTGCCTGATCAGGCTGACATCCTAAACCCCGGCGTGACGGTAGCGACGAACGTCATGCCAAGCGCCGTGGGCTATCACTCGATGAACAGCTTTGTTCCTTACTCGAATGCGGCTTCTGGAACTATTCGCGGCATTTTTGCGGCAAAGGATAGCGCTGGCAATAACAAGTTATTTGCCGGTGACGACGCCAAGCTCTACCTGCACAATACGTCCACAAACAATCTTGATGACATCAAGAAGACGGGCGGCTATGACCTGACGGGCGCAGAGCGCTGGAGGTTTATTCAGTTTGGCGATTATGTTATCGCCGCAGGCGGTATTGGCGAGGAACTTCAGTTTTTTGAGCTAGGCACAAGCTCTGCATTTGCCGACCTCGCCGGTTCTCCGCCAAAGGCTGACTTCATTGCGGCGGTTCGAGATTTCGTTTGGATCGCAAATGTGGACAGCGGAACCGGGCGCATACCATACCGGGCGCAGTGGTCTGGTTTTAACGACATAGATAATTGGGTTGCCGGTGTCGATCAGTCCGACTTTCAGGACTTGCCTGACAGTGGAGAGATAACTGGTCTAGTCGGTGGTGAGTATGCGACGATATTGACTGAGCGCGCTGTCTTCCGCGCCACCTATGCCGGTCCGCCCCTGATCTGGCAGTTTGATAAGGTTGTGTCTGAGCGCGGGTGTAACTTTAAAAACTCGGTGTGCAACGCAGGCAATCTTGTGTTTTTCTTATCATCTGACGGCTTCTATTCCTTCAATGGTCAGCAGATTTCGCCCATTGGAAGCGAGCGCGTGAACCAATTCTTCCTGTCTGATTTTGACAGCAACTATGATGATCGCATGTCTGCGGCGGTTGACCCGCTGAATGAAGTCGCGATGTGGTCTTACACGTCCACAGCCTCGCCGTCAGGCCAGCCTGACAAAATCCTGATCTACAACTACACGCTGAACAAGTGGTCGGTGGCTGAGGTCGAGGCAGACCTTCTCGCGCCTATGTTTTCGGCAGGATATACGGTTGACGCGCTCGACAATCTGTCTTCAACGGTTGATGGCCTTAGCATTCAGTTAGACAGCCGTTTTTATAAAGGCGGCCAATATTTCTTTGGCGGCGCATACGGAAACAAAATTTACAGCTTCACCGGCTCAGCACTGCCCGGCACGATTGAGACGGCTGAGGCACCGCTTTCTACTGGCAGGAACTCAATCGTCACGCGCGTTTATCCGTATTATGAGGACGGCACAGTGACCGTCGCCATCGGCACCCGCGAGACGCAGTCTCAAACGCCGACCTTTACCAGCGACGTGGCAGTTAATGCTTCAGCGTTTTCGCCGTTCCGGGCTCAGGGCCGCTATCATCGGGCTCGGGTTAAGTTTACTGGCGACTGGGACAAGGCGCTTGGCATCGAGGTTGAGGCAAGGGATATCGGCAGGCGATGACAACGCGCAAGTCAAACTTTCGTATTCTCAATCCAATCCTTGCGACTACTCGCGAAATCGCCGAGGTTCTTAACAGGGCAATCGATGGCAAGCTGAACTCGACAGGTCAGTTTACTTTGACCGCAAGTTCCTCGACCAGCACTGTGAACGATCCGCGCGCCAGTAAAGAAAGCGTAATCTTGTTTTCGCCGACGACTAGCAACGCGGCTTCCGCTGCATCTGGGATGCACGTTTCGACAAAAAACAACGGAAGTTTTGTGGTGACGCACGCATCTAATTCACAGGCCGACAGGACTTTTGACTATGTCATTATCGGCTGAAAGCTGGGCAAGATGCAGCAAATACATTGAGGACGCGCTTCAATACGCGAGCGGGTCGCACACGATACAGGATGTGATGATTGCGGTATCTGAGGGCAAGGCCCAGTTTTTTCCTCTGGATAAGTCTGCTATAGTGACAGAAATTGTTGACTATCCGCAAAAATCAATGTGTCGGATTTGGCTGGCAGGTGGCGATTTAGATGAGCTAGTCCAAGCAGAAAGCGCGATTGAGGCATGGGCTAAAACGCTTGGCTGTAGCGGGATGGAGATCATTGGCCGCAAGGGATGGCTTCGCAAGCTCAAGGATTATCGCCAGAGTGCGGTAGTATTGATGAGGGATTTTGACGATGAGTAAAGGCGGCAGCACCACAAGACAAGTCACGCAGACCATGACGGACCCGACCACGGCCCCGTTCAAAGAATTCGGTTTGTCCGAGGCGAAACGCCTCTATGACCAAGGCCCGATGCAATACTACCCCGGTCAGACGGTTGTGGGCTTCTCACCCGAGACTGAGATGGCGCTGTCGGGCTTGCGTGAACAGGCGATACAAGGATCGCCCTTTATTGGCGCGGTTCAGGATGTGGTGATGCAGAACCTGATGGGAACAAACCCACTTCAGGCTGCCGCGTTCCGCCCCGCTGTCGAGCAAGTCGAGGCGCAGTTTGGCAAGGCCGGGCGGTACGGCTCTGGTTATCAGCAGAGAGCGGTTGCTGAAGGTCTTGCGCCGATGGCATACAAAGCACAGCAAGATGCAATCGCGATGGCCCCAGCGGCTCGCGAGTTTGGTTTTGCTGACCTTGAAACACTTGCAGGCATTGGCGCAGCGCGTGAGGCGCAAGAGCAAGCAGAGCTTTCGGCTGACATCGAGAAGTTCCAGTTCGAGCAGCAGGCGCCGCAGGCCGCGCTTGCGAACTACCTCGCGTCGGTTCAAGGCGGTCAGCTTGGCTCTCAGCAAATTACGCCTTTCTACAGCAATCCTCTAGCGAGCGGCCTGTCGGGCGCGCTTGGCGGCGCTTTACTAGGGGCGCAGGCTGGGTTTAACCCGTTATATGCCGCGCTTCTTGGCGGCGGCGCTGGGCTTTTAGGAGTGTAATATGACAGGTTTTGGCAAAATTGCTTTTGCGCCGACGGGCAGCATTGACCTAACCCTTCGTGGCCGAGACGCCTTTGTGGTCGGGCCGGACGGTAGCCTTATCCCGAAGCAGCCCGAGGCAGGTATGCGCCGCATTAGTCCGGCGTCAGGGGTTGCGGCAAGCACGGCCCCCGCTCCTAGCTTTGGCGACGTGATCGCGCGTGACGCTGCGCGGCGGCTTCAGTTTGCGAACCGCTACCGCGCCCAGCAAATGGCAAGGCAGCAGCAAGCACCTGCCCCCTCGACCTTTGGTCAGCGCGTCGGCACGGCGCTCCGCCAGCCCCTGACATCACCGACCGGCATGGGCCTCGCCACTGCGGCGCTG